TGATGAAATCTCGGCACTTGGCGGATACGTCAGCATCCAGTTCCGCACCGGCGTGACGGCCATGATACACCCCGACCGCGCTGTTGCGTGGCTCAACAGTGACAGCATGTCGTTGGCCGCGAAAGAGCGGCTGCGGATGGTGATAGCGGAGGCAAAAGCACAATGAGCTTGCAGGAATATCGGGCGTTTATCGCAGAGCGCGCCATCGCGCCGCAGATGCAGGGTTTCGACCCGGCGCCGATCAATAGCGCGGCCAAGGCGCACCAAGCCGCGGCGCTTGAATTTGCCTTGCGGCGGGGAAAGTCTGCATCCTTTCTTGATACCGGCCTTGGCAAGTCCTTCATTGAACTGGAATTTGCGCAGCAGTGTGCCGAAGAAACCGGCAAGCCTTCACTGATCCTGACTCCGCTGGCCGTCGCTGCGCAGATGGTGCGCGAAGGGCAAAAATTCGGTATCGACGCGCGCCAGATCCGGGAACAGCACGAAGTCGGCGCGGGAGTTATGGTGGCGAATTACGAGCGGTTGCCGAAGCTGGATCCGGCATCGTTTGGCGCAGTGGTGCTTGATGAAAGCAGCATTCTGAAATCATTCTCAGGTCGCACGCGGAACATGCTCATGGACGCATGGCGTGACACTCCGTATCGGCTCGCCGCTACCGCAACGCCGTCGCCCAACGATCACATGGAGTTGGGCAATCATGCTGAATTTCTTGGCGTGATGCGCCAGCAGGAAATGTTATCACGCTGGTTCATCAACGACACATCGACCGCATCAAAGAAATGGCGGTTGAAGGGGCACGCGGTAGAGGATTTTTGGTCATGGGTGGCAAGCTGGAGCCGCTGCGCCACGCTGCCCAGCGACCTTGGCGGCGAGGATACGGGGTATGTCCTGCCGGAAATCAAGCGTCAAGTGCATTTGATCGAGGCGGATCTGCGATCAGATGCCAAGGGCATGTTGTTTCGCATTCCGGATATGAGCGCAACCGGCTTCCACGCGGAAAAGCGGTTAACCATGATCGAACGGTGCAAACGGGCGGCGGAACTGGCCACGCACGATTCCCCGGTCACGGTCTGGTGCGAGACGAACGACGAAAGCGCGTTGCTTGCCAAGTTGATACCGTACGCGCGCGAGGTTCGCGGCGACATGACGCCAGAAGCAAAAGAGGCAACTCTTCTGGGGTTTGCGGATGGCGATTTTAGAGTGATCGTGACCAAACCAAAGCTGGCCGGGTTCGGGTTGAACTGGCAGCACTGCGCGCACGCGGTCTTTGCGTCCATCAGCTTTAGCTACGAGCAATACTATCAGGCGGTGCGCCGATCGCATCGATTCGGACAGTCGCAGCAGGTCCGCAACGATATTGTCATTTCCGATACCGAGGCGTCGATCTGGAAGACGATTCACGGAAAAGCCGAAAAGCACGAAGAGATGAAGCGCCGGATGAGCGACGCAATGAAGCGCGCCCAAAGTCAAGCGGAGGTCAGAGTGAGATATGACCGCCCGCTTGATCTGGCGTTTCCGGATTGGGTGAAAACAGGAGCATGATGGTATGAAACAGCCGGAATATCAAGGCGCAGGATGGGCGATCCACAACAGCGATTGCGTCGAAGGCATGCACGCGATGCCGGAGGATAGCGTAGATTGCGCTATTTTCTCGCCGCCGTTTGGGGATTTGTTTGTATATTCTGACAGTGAACGCGATTTGGGTAACGCAGGCGATGGCGCTGCGTTCATGCGCCAGTATCGGTTTTTCGCTGAGGCACTGACGCGCGTCATGCGTCCCGGTCGGATCGTCTGCGTGCACTGCACTGACCTGCCGATGCGCAAAGGCAAGCACGGCGCAATCGGGTTGCAGGACTTTTCCGGCGACTTGATCCGCGCTCACACAGCGGCGGGGCTGATCTACCACGGTCGCGCGACGATCTGGAAAGATCCGGTGGTCGAAATGCAGAGGACGAAGGCGCTGGGCTTGCTTTACAAGCAGATCCGCAAAGACAGCGCCATGAACCGCGTCGGCATGCCGGATTACATGCTGTTTTTCCGCAAGGACGCGCCGAACTTGCGACCGATTGAACACTGTGCGCCAGAACTTGTGAAATCTCAAAAGATTATTGGGTGGTTTCAAGAAGACTGCGATTTGGAAGTAATGCAATTGGATAAGCCAGAACCAATTGACGGATACGACGACTGGCGTCCGATCTACGAGATGGTTCCATCAACGCCAAAGGAAGCGCTGCGAATTGCGCGAGAATGGTTAGAAGATCTTAGGCGTGAGGGGCTTTGCTCCAGCGTGCCGGACAATGATCTTCTGGCAGAATTGATTAAAGAGGCGCAATTTGACGTGATGCACTGGCAGAGGCTGGCATCGCCGGTCTGGATGAAAATCCAGCAGGGCAACGTCCTGAGCGGATATCGGAAGGCCAAAGGGGAGAACGACGAAAAGCACGTTTGCCCACTGCAACTGGACGTGATCCGAAACTGTCTGCGGCTATACACGCGCCCCGGCGATGTAGTCATGGACCCATTCAACGGCATTGGATCGACGGGGTATGAAGCGGTCCGCGCGCGCCGGAAATATCTCGGTTTTGAGTTGAAGCCTGAATACGCAGCGCAGGCCAATCTAAATATGCAAGATGCTGAACGGTCATCTGCCGATTTGTTCAGCCTGGCCGCAGAATGACATGGCTGGCAAGTGCATTGTCTGCGGCATCCCTACGACGTTCGCGCTTTTGCCGTCTCGAATTTGGGTTAGGGCATGGACCATAGCCGCTTGATTTCAGTCTCGACATGAGGCCGCACACGCGCCGGGATACGTACTAGCGCGTTTCTGCGTTCTCCCTTGGTCGGCATGTCAAGTATTTGCCGCGCCGCCTGATACACGTAAAAGCGCGCCCAGGAGCGAATAGCTTCGGGCGCGTCATTCCATTCTATCGCGCCGGTCAACAGCGCATACAACTGTTCGCTCGGCCTTTCAACACCCGTCAAGTATGGCAATCCAATCCTCCAATGCATCCCACGCCGCATCGCACCCAAGCGCCACACAGGCAAAAGCTTCCGCATCATGCGCAGCGATCAAGTATTCCCGTTGCCCGTCCTGCCATGCGCTTTTCGTATGGTCCCGGCGCTTCATTTCGCACACGAACGCCACCCGCGCCGGGATGATGATGTCAGCCGCACCCGGTGTCATGCCCTCGGCCCTTTGCCGGATCAACCCGCGATGTTGACCACCCCGCAACTGTTGTTCGTTGCGGGGATGCAGCGCCAGCTTGCCCCATGTGTCGGGATGATCCTGGCGCAGCCTGGCGAAAAACGTGATCTGCTCCATCGCTTCGACCGGGCACGCGCCACGATACGACGTGTCGCCATACACCCGCACCCCTGCGTTCTGAACATCACTCAGCCGCATGGCTCACCGGCTCCGCGTCTTCCGGCTGGTCATACGCGAACACGCGATAGAAACCGCTGGTGGCGTCTTTCTGATAGGTGACGGTCTGCGGCGTCGTTTGCCCCGCGTCGGTTGCGTGGCAAAACATCTGCCATTCGCGCATGCCTTTCGTGTGCGTGGCATCTGGCAAAAGCCAAATCGAGAACGACCGCCACTGAGTCACAAAGTCAACGCGCATGGTTCGGTTCCCACGCCCCGAAACACCGGGCCTCATGTCCATACTCACAACGCGATCCGTCTGCCGCTTGGTCGGGTCTTTTTTCATGGCTTGAAACTCGCCACGCAGCTTTTCATTCGGGTCCACAATCTCGCCCTTGCACGCGATGCAATATCGCGCCGCGATGTCGTTCGGTTCCGCGCAATGCGGGCATTCCTTGCTGGTCCATCGGTATTCACACCGGACATGTTCGCCGCGCGGTCCGTTCTTGACCAAGCCAAAACACCGCCGCCCAAAATGCGCAGGCAGCGGCCCGTCTTCGGTGGTAACACGGTTGCCGTCTAAATCCAGCACATACCCGGCGGCATCAACCGGCACGGACAGCCCGCCATCGTCCTCCACATAGTCAGGCCGCAGCGTGACCGGGTTCTCAGCCCCGCACCATTCGCATTCCGCGTAAAACGATTTCGCGCCGTCGCTTGCCTTGCGCGCCATCACGACGGGCCGAAACAAGTCGCCATCCGGGCAGTGCGTTTCAATGTTCGTGGTGTAATCCAGCACAAGACAATCCGCTTTGCCCGCGTATAGCCGCAGCCCGCGCCCGATGATCTGTTGCAACAAACCAACGCTTTCCGTCTGCCGCAGCATGGCGATCACGTCCACGTGCGGCGCATCAAAGCCCGTCGTCAAAACGGACACGTTGACCAGGTATTTCAGGTCGCGCGCCATGAATCGTCGCAGGATCGATGCCCGCTCGCCCTTCGATGTTTCCGCCGTCACGATAGCGGACAAGTGTGGCGGCAGGCTTGCCATCACCTCCCGCGCATGCTGCACCGTCGCCGCAAAAATCATCACGCCCTTTCGATCGAAAGACTGCGCCACCAAGTCTGCAACAATTGCCGCCGTTTTGCGCCCGTGCCCGTGATATGCGCGATCCACCGCCTCGGCGCCAAACCGGCCCTGCGCGTTCACGGTAAGCCCGCTCGTGTCGTAGCCTTCCGCGTTGATCTCGCCGATCACAGGCGGCGTCAGATAGCCCTGTGCGATCAACTCCGGGGCTTGGATACGATCCACGCAGGCGGTGAAATACGGGTCGCGCGCTTGATGCGTCGGCGTGCCGTCCGGGTTCATCGCGTAAATGTAGCCCGCACCCAGCCGATACGGCGTTGCCGTAAGGCCCATGACGCGCAAGTTCGGGTTTGCGTCTCGCATGGCCGTGATGATGCCTTGCACGGTCGGTGTTATGCCGTGGCATTCATCAATTACGACCAACGCATACCCCCCGTCCCCTTGCTGGCAAAATCGACTGATGCGGTTCTTGACGGTCAACGGCGATCCGAACACGATCGGGTGCCGCAGTTCTTTTGCCCCGGCGCTGGCGCTGAACATGCTACAAGGGTTGCCGCTCGCAAGATACTTGGCCCGATTCTGCGTGACCAGTTCGGCGCTGGGCGCAAGGCAAAGCACCCGCTTTCCGGTGCGTTCGTGGATTGACTGCGCAACAGCCGCGATGATGTGGGACTTCCCCGCGCCGGTCGCCGCTTCGATCAAGAACGGATCAACGCTGGTGCGCATCCAGTTTATGGACGCTTCCACCGCCCGCGCCTGATACGGGCGAAGTATCATCCGATCCTCCAATGCGACGACGGCTTGCCGCGATACGGTTCAAGGTCGGCATCCGGCGCAAGCACCTTGATCGCCTTTGCATAGGCAACCGCACCGACCCGCTCAACCTTGGTGACGTTCCGTCCTGCAATGCTGGCGTTCCGGTCTTGTGCCATCGCCACAATCTGCGCCTGCACCTCGTCCTTGCGTTCCTTGGCGCGCTCCATCGCTTCCGTCATATCGTCATATTCCGCCATCAAGCGGCGCGCTTCGGGCGTGTCCACCACAAGCCGCTTCGGCTCAAGATGCGGCGCGGCGTTGTGTTCGCGCTCGTGCAAGTATTCCGCGTAAAACTGGCGCAGCTTCGGAATGTTCTTGGCCCGCCAGTCGCTGCGCGGCGTCACTCGTTCCATCGCCGTCGATCCCGGTGCCCATTGGTAAAAATCCCACCACGCCCGTTCACAGACCCACAACGAAAACTGCACTTGGTCATGATAGTGCGGCTGATCGCGAAGCGTTTTGAACGTGTCGCCGGGTTGCATCTTGCGCTTGCCGAACGGGCATTTGATTTCAACGCCGCCGACA